TTTTTATTGCTTCCATTCCGATGCGGAGAAGGTCAATTTCTTCAATGCCACCGTAGACGCTGGCTTCCATTACTCCACCACATGCATCTGGGTGAAGAACGCGCTGGTCATTGGCCGGATGGACTACCAGATGCGGCACGAACCGGTCATCTATGCTTTCAAAGACACCGCCAAGCATAAGTTCTACGGTGACCGGAAGCAGACCACCGTGTGGGAGTTCGATAAGCCCACAAAATCGAAGCTCCATCCGACCACAAAGCCCCTGCCGCTGGTCGCTTACCCGATGCGCATGTCCTCCATGGAAAACAGCATCGTGCTGGACCTGTTCGGCGGCTCAGGTTCCACCCTCATGGCTGCGGAGCAGCTGAACCGCATTGCCTTCCTCATGGAGCTGGATCCCAAATATGCATCTGCGATCGTGAGGAGATACGCCGCTGCCCGGCAGGGCATTGACGATGTGTTCGTCATCCGGAACGGCAAAAAACTCCCCTGCTCTCAGGTCTACATTCCCACGGAGGATGACCTGGCCTTCAAAGATGACAAGGTCAACCGGAAGGATGAAGCATGACTCTTTGATTGCCTGCATGAAGGGAGGTGATGCCGATGCAGCAGTTGAAGCGGTACAAACCGACCCGGTTCATGCTCCCGACTTCCCATTACGACAAGGACGCCGCTGACTTCGCGGTAGCTTTCATCGAAAACCTCCGCCACACCAAGGGCACCTGGGCCGGAAAGCCCTTCCTGCTCATGGACTGGCAGGAGCAGATCATCCGGGATCTGTTTGGCATCATGAAGCCCAACGGTTACCGGCAGTTCAATACCGCATATGTTGAAATCCCGAAGAAGAACGGCAAGAGTGAGCTGGCCGCCGCCATCGCTCTCTTCCTGACCTGCGGGGACGGCGAGCAGCGAGCCGAGGTCTACGGCTGCGCTTCCGACCGACAGCAGGCGTCCATCGTGTTTGATGTGGCCGCGGACATGGTGCGGATGTGCCCGGCGCTGGCCAAGCGGGTGAAGATCCTGGCCTCCACCAAGCGCATCGTCTATACTCCCACGAACAGCTTCTACCAGGTTCTTTCGGCTGAGGCCTTCTCCAAGCACGGCTTTAACATCCATGGGGTCGTCTTCGATGAACTCCATGTGCAGCCGGACCGGAAACTCTTTGATGTCATGACCAAGGGCTCCGGCGACGCCCGAATGCAGCCGCTGTACTTCCTGATCACCACCGCCGGTACGGATACCCACAGCATCTGTTATGAAACGCATCAGAAGGCCCTGGATATCCTGGAAGGGAGAAAGCAGGACTCCACTTTCTATCCGGTCATCTACGGCGCAGCTGATGACGAGGATTGGACGGATCCCAAGGTATGGAGAAAAGCCAACCCCTCCCTTGGTGAGACCATTGGGCTGGAAAAGGTCGAAGCAGCCTGTCTCTCCGCCCAGCAGAATCCATCTGAGGAGAATGCCTTCCGTCAGCTCCGTCTGAACCAATGGGTCAAGCAGAGCGTCCGCTGGATGCCCATGGACAAGTGGGACGCCTGCGGAGATGACTACGACGCGGAAGACCTTGAAGGGCGCATCTGCTATGCCGGGCTTGACCTATCCTCCACTAGCGACCTGACAGCCCTGGTGCTGGTCTTCCCGCCCACACAAGCAGATGAGCACTACCGCGTCCTTCCTTATTTCTGGCTGCCGGAGGAAACGTTGACCCTGCGCGTTAAACGAGACCATGTCATGTACGATCTCTGGGAACGGCAGGGCTTCATCCGGACCACCGAAGGCAATGTCGTTCACTACGGCTTCATTGAGGAGTTTATCCGAAAGCTCGGTGAACGCTACGACATCCGGGAGATCGCCTATGACCGCTGGAACGCCTCCATGATGGTCCAGGCTCTCCAGGATGACGGCTTCACCATGATTCCTTTCGGGCAGGGCTTCCGCGATATGAGCAATCCAACAAAAGACCTGATGCGCCTGGTGCTAGAAGGAACTCTCCGGCACAATAAACATCCCGTCCTGCGCTGGTGCATGGACAACGTGTTCGTGCGGACGGATCCGGCTGGAAACATCAAGATCGACAAAGAAAAATCCACCGAGAAGGTGGACGGGGCCGTCGCGCTGGTCATGGGACTGGACCGGGCGCTCAAGAATGAGAACGCCGCCAGCAGCATCTATGATGTCCGAGACATGCTGACGCTGGACTGGTAGGAAGGAGGAAGTTATGCCAAGAGTACCACCGCGGCCCTGCCGCTATCCGGGCTGCCCGGAGCTCTGCGCTCCCGGTCAGGTCTTCTGTAAAGATCATATAATGTGGAGCGGTGACCGGCTGCGCGGTGGTGCGGATGCACGTGGGTACAACGCCCGCTGGCGTTCGGAAAGAAAAGCCTTCCTGGAGCGGCACCCGCTATGCGCTGAATGCCGGAAGGAAGGCAAGCTGACTCCTGCCACCGTAGTCGACCACATCATCCCGCACCGGGGTGATCAGCAGCTGTTCTGGGATCAGGAAAACTGGCAGCCGCTTTGCAAAGACTGTCATGATAAGAAAACTGGAACTGGGCTCTAAATATCACTTGACTCTAGCCTTCACTTGTATTACAATCGTAGTGCAAGGAGGTGGCCAATATGGCAAAGCAAGCTGTTTACCAGGTACGCATGGACGAGGATATCAAGGATCAGGTGGAACTGCTCTATAAGAACATGGGCACATCTTTTGCAGAAGCCATCCGGATTTTCGCTGTGCAGAGCATCCGCGAACAAGGCATGCCATTTACTCCAACCGAAAAGCGAGGTAAGAGCTTTGGGGCTTTGTCCGGATTCGCGAATCCCGCTCTGATGGACCAGGAAGCCGGAGCCTTTGAGAAAGCGATGGTGGAGAAGCATGCCGCTCGTTGACGCAAATATCATCCTTCGATACCTGATGAACGATCATCCTGTGATGTCTCCGCAGGCCCGCGAAATCATTCTTGCCGGCGCAGAAACTACACCTGAAGTGCTGGCAGAGGTTGTCTATGTTCTTCGAGGTGTCTACCATGTGGATCGTCCATCCATTGCCGCTGCCCTTGAATCATTCATTCAAGAAGTCACGCTCTCCCATAAAGCTACAATCACCTATGCTTGCAAGCTCTATGGTCAAAGAAGCCTTGATTTTGTGGATTGTCTCTTGGCGGGATATCACCACATTGACGGTACGGAAATCGCAACCTTTGATGAAAAGCTTGGAAAAGTGCTTCTGAAAAATCCAATAGCTCCACCTGAAAAGAGCTGATCTCCGTTCATTCATGGCAAAGCATCTCATCTTATTTCGATGAGGTGCTCTTTTTATGCCCTTTTCTAGTACTCTTGAAAGGTATACATCCAGATTTCATCCAGGTCACGAAGGAATTCGGGGAAACTATCAACCCTCTTCTGCATGGCGGCGCTCCTTCATATGTGCTCTTACCTGATCGATGGAAAGCCAGCCTTCCTCTTCGCCTGCCCGGATTCCTTTATTCATCTCACACATATAGCGCAGAGCAGCTTTCTTCTTTTCCGTTTCTTTTTGATCCTCGGTATGAACTATAGCATCTCCAATGCTCTTGAATTCGTGTAGCTGCTCATCAGTCATGGGTGGACAATCCTCATCAAAAACGAGCTTCCTCTTTTCAGCATTCTCTATTTCTTCCAGTTCTTCCTCTGTAATCTCCTTGGAATGGTCACCCATCCTAATCTTACCCATAAATGCCTCCACCCTTTGACGATGATTATTGTGTCTTTCCCAGCACTTCACGCAGGTTAGACAGATCAGCTTCGAGTTCCTCCTCGCTCTGATTGAGATATGGAATCATAGAACTTGATTAGATCAGTTTTTCGTACTCCCAGAATTTCCGCTGCTCGGCCATGCGAAATAGATAGGTTTTTGATGTACGGGTACAGCAGCATTGCATTCCTTGCAAAAACCTGTCTATCATCCTCTTCGGTCAAGTATGGAATCATCCCTTCAGGAACACGCAAAGTAATTGTGCACATCGTCATCTCTCTCACCGCCTTACATAGGCATCTTACCATAGCATAAACAGCATTTCAATTTTATTCTGCAACTTTTCATATTTGCAGAAATGTTTTTAAAGGAGGTCACCATTGAAACAACTCTCCCTTGACATCGCCGAGATCAAGAACATCCTCGGCGACAAGTACACTTCCCGCAATAAGGCGTCCCTGATCTGCTTGGCGGATGAGAAGACGCACCACATCCTCTACAGCGGTGACAACTATGAGCTGGGGAATCTTCTCGCCTACGCCGTCGCGCTCTTTGCGAAGGATGAATGCGGTGGTGATCTCCACAGCTTCGTGGATCAGTTCACGACCGCTATCTATGCCGCCTACCAGGACGAGCTGAAAAGGCCGTCTGAAGAGGATGACGCTACAGTCACAAAGGAGGATGCCGAATGAAAGTCCTGACCATGGGTGATCCGCAGCGGGTGAACCCGCTCATGTACTTCCTGTGTAGGCGCTGCGGCTGTGAGTTTGTCGCCAATGCCCTCGAATGCCACGAAGAGCAGGATCAGTACAACGAGAGCATCTACATGTATGACTGTCCGTGCTGCAAGAACAGAGTCTTCTCTGCACGGGAATACGACCGCAAAGGTCAGAAAGGCTGGTAAACCTATGGAAGAAAAGATCAAGGGTGAACTCATTCCTCGCTACAGCTATACCGTTCGCTTCCATCATGTGGATGGCTCACCGAGTGATTCCTATCAGTACCACGACATTCAGGATGCCTGCCATCACTTCGAGCTCTACGATGACGATGACAGCGGCATCTATTCCAGCATTGAGCTGATCGAGCACGACCTGCTGGAAAAGAAGAACCGCCTCCTGTCCATCTCCTTCTTCGTGGATGA